GAAAGTGTCAATATTGATGATTACGAGCAGTATCTACGACTAGATTATTCAGGAGCGGTTAGCCTTGAGGACTTTGGCAAAACCGTCTTTCTGACCCGCGAAGAGGCCGAGGCCGCACTACGGAGGGAACGGAATGGCAACAGGATTTAGCACTAAGAGTGGGCCTGATGGATACCGCCTAAATTTCGACACCGACAATCTAGACTACTATTTGCTGATGCAGAAAATAGCCAGACATTGTGTTGATGGGAAACCCGACGCCGCCGTTGCGGAGGTGGTACGCTGTAAGGATTGCGTTTGGCGTGGGCGTGAGGAATGCGCTATGTTTTATTGTTGTAACTGTGGAGAACAGCATACATGGGAAACGGATAACGACTTTTGTTCTTACGGCGCTCGCATGGACAAGGAGGCCGAAAATGCATGAAATCGGCGAAATGCTTACATGCATAGGTGTTTTTTGTTCGATTTGGTATCTTATGTTATTTGGCGCTGCGCTCACCATTGCGGAATTTTGGCCAGAGGAGAAGAAAGAGGTATACATGCAATCGGTGAAGCTCTTGATATCCGTGGTTGTTCTTGGTGTCGGCCACGCGATGTGCGGATGAATGGAGGATGTTGAAATGAAGTGCATCTGTGGATACGAGCAAGACAAGCCATTTGAACAATATAAAAACTTCGTCCCGTCTGGCATAATGAGAAATATACACACAGTAGAAGCGCACAAAAATCTGTATATCTGCCCTAAATGCGGTACAGTAAAATTTGAGGAGGCCGAGCATGAAGTTTCGGAGTAAGACGTGGAAAGTCGTACTTACCATTGATGAGGCATTAGAGCAGTTTTGCGATAGTAAAGAAGACTGCGACTATTGCGAAATTCGGGAACCCGTACAGCAATACAAAGGGACAAAGAGGCCGTGCTATGAATACACAAGGGCCAATCCCTACGAAGCCGCCCGCCTGATGGGCTATGAGGTCGTGGAGGATGACCATATTCCCCAAGCAGAGAAAAAGGAGGAAACCAACATGGGAAAGCCGAGAATTTGCGAGGTGCTGGGGGTCGAGGTAAACCAGAACTTCCAGTTCAACGATTTTCCATTTGACGAATGCAAGGTTTATTTTGTCGGTACAGACGGAGAAATAATAAATGCTAAAGGTGGTTCGGTCACTGGCGGAGAACTGTGCTACATCATTAACAACCCCGACCGCATCATCCACAAGCCCCGCTGGACGGAGCAGGAGGTGGAGAGGGCGAAAGCGATCAAGGTACTGTACCCAGAGGCAGACCACCTCGATGAATGTGACCCACAAATTAAGGTATTGAACACCGAATTTGTTATTGCAACGCTTGATAATGCTTTGTTCACCTCCCTCCGCCCCGGCGAAACCATAAAGCTTGACGAGATCATCGGAGGTGCGGAATGACTAACACCGAACTCTACCGTCTCGCCCTTTCTACATACGGCGCAGAGGCACAAACCATGATGGTGATGGAAGAAATGTCCGAACTGCAAAAGGAGCTGTGTAAGCACGCCAGAGGGAAAGACAATCAGCTTTCCATTGCTGAAGAAATCGCCGATGTGCTTATCATGCTCGATCAGATGATGATACTGCATGATTGCGAAAGCATTGTAGCGCAGTATAAACAGGAAAAACTGGAGCGGCTGGAAGAGAGGTTGAAACAATGAGAGAGATCCTTTTCAAAGCCAAGCGGCTGGATAATAGAGAATGGGTGGAAGGGAGCTTGATTTCGTTTGCAGATGGAGGGCGAGCGATTTTACCATCTAAGAGTGCTGCGCTTTGCAAGAAAGGCGCGTCTCTTTTTTTTACTGTAAATTGTCTTGAGGTTGACCCCTCCACGGTCTGCCAGTACACCGGACTGACCGACAGAAACGGCGCAAAAGTCTTTGAAAATGACAAAATGATATTTTACGCATATGGTAAAAATTATTGTGGATTTGTTGAATTTATTAATGGGTCGTTTGGTGTAAATTGTAAGGTTGCAGAACCGTTTTTGGATGACGCAATCAGCAAACACAAAGCAATTGTCATCGGCAACATCCACGACGGGGAGGGCGGACAGCATGAGGAGAGGCAGAAATGAAACCATCTGAAAAAATGTACACAGCCGAGGAAATGGACCGTGTAATAAAAATCAATATGCGTCTGCTTGAAAAATTCAGGGAACCGCTCCTTGAAGAATATGGGTCAACTGTTTCGGACGTTCTCAAGATGATGGACATGCTATATCAAGAGCAAAACAGCAAAATGCCAGCCATGTGGTACGAATATGGATTTGGCGGGGAGATCGCGGGAGGTGCGGAATGAGAGAAATTGACACGGGCGCTTACCGGCATTTTAAAGGCAAATCGTATAATGTCATTTGCATCGCGCAGCACTCCGAGACAGGAGAAAAGATGGTCGTATATCAGGCGTTATACGGCGACCGTCTTGTTTATGTGCGTCCTTATGAGATGTTTGCAAGCGAGGTAGACCGCAAGAAGTATCCGGATGCGACGCAGAAATATAGATTTGAAAGGTTGTAGGAGATAACCATGCCTGACCTCTATATCAAATACCGCGAAGAAACCCCGTATCAATACCGATACGGGGACGAGAGCGAAGTGATGAGAATGTTTATTGATGGGGGATATAGTACGCAGGAGGAAGCAAAGAAAGCGTGGGAACAAGAACAAAGTGACTGACTACTCACCTGAAATGCTTGAAATGCTCGCGCGCAGAAGAAAATATGACGAGTGGAGGGGAGAAGAGCTTGACCAAAAAGGAACTGTCGCAACTGTATTGGCTGAACAGAGAAATAGAGGAAGAGAAACGGAAGCTGTCAGAGCTTGAGGCGGCAGCAGCAGGATGTACGGCAAAGATCACCGGACTGCCGCATGTGTCGGGCGTACATGATAAAATCGGTGACTTGGGTATCCTGATCGCTGAGCAGAGAGACTTGATCGATCTCAAGGTGCGTCAGTCGGTAATAGAATATAACCGGCTGAATCGATACATAGCAAGTGTAGATGATGCGCAGATGCGGATGATTCTATCTTTGCGGTATGTGAATGGGCTGTCTTGGCAGGAGATCGCAGCCAACATGGGCCAAGATGGGGATGGGAGCACACAGAGAAAAAAGCACGATAAATTTCTGCATCAACTTTCCCTGAAATCCTGATGAACAAAGGCTATAATTATAATTGAGCAAAGCCACGAAGGGCTGAAACTCAAAAGCCTGAAATTCATGTTTTCCTCCGGTCTATCCGTCCTGCAGCAGCGGGGCGGGCATACGGCAGAGTTGAGCAGTGGCAGCTCGCGAGGCCCATAACCTCGAGGCCGCCGGTTCGAATCCGACCTCTGCAACCAGCACCCATCCATGTTTTTATCTCCAAATCCGGAAAGGCACTCTCGCTTGGGGGTGCTTTTCTATTGCCCCGAAAGGAGGTGGGCGTTTGACAGAAAAGCTGACAAATAAACAGGAAGCCTTTGTGCTGGCGCTCATCGAGGGCAAGAGCCAGCGTGATGCATACCGTTCGGCCTACAAAGCGGATCGAATGAAGGACAAAACGGTTGATGAGAAAGCGAGCCGTCTGTTTGCGGAGGGCAAGGTAAGGGCAAGGTTCGAGGAATTACAGGCAAAAGTCCGCAGTGAAGCCGAGCAGCGCAGCGTCGCTTCGGCAGCGGATGTGCTGGAGGAGCTGTCCAACATCGGCATGGGGCGCAAGGAGTACCCAGCCTATGATATGTTCGGCAACAAGTTCGACCGTTACCCAAGCGTCCCGCAGCGCACCAAGGCGCTTGAATTGCTTGGGAAGAAGTACGGGCTGTTCACCGATCGCGTGCAGTTCGATGGCAATGCGCTGGTGCAAATCGTAGACGATATTCCGGAGGGCGACATTGACCCGGCTGAGTAGCTGTATTGCACCGGCGTTCTATCCGGTCCATACTGCAGTCAAGAGCGATCAGTACACACATTACTGGCTCAAAGGCGGGCGTGGCTCGACCAAGTCTTCCTTTGTGGCGTTAGAGATCGTACTCGGCATCATGGAGTACCCGGACACAAACGCGGTTGCATTGCGCAAGGTTGGGCTGTACCTGAAGGACAGCGTGTATGAGCAGCTTGTCTGGGCGATCGAAAAACTGGGAGTGTCCCACCTGTGGGATCAGCGCATCAGCCCAATGGCGCTAATCTATCTGCCGACTGGGCAGCGCATCCTGTTCCGCGGTGCGGACAAGCCCAAGAAGATCAAGTCCACTAAGGTGTCCAAGGGCTATATCCGGTACATCTGGTACGAAGAGTGTGATGAGTTCCTTGGGAAAGAGGAACTGGACACGATCAACCAGTCGCTCATGCGCGGCGGCAGCCGGTTTGATATCTTCTACAGCTACAACCCGCCGAAGTCGCAGACCAACTGGATCAACCGTGAGGTAGAAACACAAAAGCTGCGGCCGGATACGCTGGTACATCACAGTGATTACCGTTCTGTGCCGGAGCCCTGGCTGGGTGACCCGTTCCTGCAGGAGGCAGAAGAACTACAGCGCACGAATAAAGCGCGGTACCGACATGAATACCTGGGCGAGGTCACCGGTACCGGAGGCGAGGTGTTCCAGAATGTCACGCTGCGGGAGATCACCGCAGAAGAACGTGCATCTTTCGACCACATCCGGCGCGGCCTTGACTGGGGCTATGGTCCGGATCCGTTTGTGTATCTTGCGCTGCACTACGACCGCAAGCGGCGCCGGCTGTTTATCTACCATGAGTTTTACAAGCACCGGGCGGGATTTGATGAGATCGCCCGCGAGATAAAGAAAGAAAATCTGGATCGCCGTGAGGTCACCGCGGAAAGCGCTGAGCCGCGCTCGAATGATGAGCTGAAAAGCAGGGGCATCCGCATCAGTCCGGCGAAGAAAGGCTCCGGGAGTGTAGAGCATGGAATCAGCTGGCTGCAGGATCTGAACGAGATCGTCATTGATCCCGTAACCTGCCCGAACGCAGCGCGTGAGTTCAGCGGCTATGAACTAGAGCGCACCGCAGACGGCACGGCGTTCAAGTCCGGTTATCCGGATAAAGATAACCATACAATCGACGCTGCAAGATACGCTTGTGAGCGCGATATGAAGAAGGGAGGCGTCAGCGTTTGGAAGTGAACAGCAGAACGATCCAGTTCCTATTGGAGGGACATGGGAAGTTTATCACGCAGGCCGAATGCGCACGCCAGTATTTTGCCAACCACAACAAGATCAAGGACGACACTGGGGTGCTGCAGCGGCAGGTCGAGGCTGAACAGGAAGTCGGTAATCCGCTGCGGATGGCCGATAACCGCATCTCGCATAACTGGCATAACCTGCTGGTTACACAGAAGGTAAGCTATGCGCTGTCCTTCCCGCCGACGTTTGACCTGGGCGATAAAACGTCCAATTCTCGTATTGCTGAGGTGCTGGGGGATCAGTACACCGGCACTGCAGTTCAGTTGGGGCTGGACGCAAGCAATATTTCGGTGGGATGGCTGCACTACTGGCGGGGAGAGGACGGCGGTTTTCGGTATCACACAGTCGATCCGGTACAGATCATTCCGGTGTTCTCGGGTACGCTGGATAGCGACCTGGTTGCCGTTCTCCGGTGCTACACCCTGCTGGATCCGGAGAAAGCGCAGTACATGCAGGTGTGTGAGTTCTGGGATGATACGCGGGTGCGCTTTTACCGCCAGAATACCTATGGCAAGTACGCATATTTCGACTATCCTGAGCTCGGCAGGGAGATGGTACATGGCCTGGGCACCGTGCCGTTTATCCCGTTTTACAACAACGCACAGCACATGGGCGACCTGCCGCTGTACAAAGACCTGATTGACGCGTATGACAAGGTAGTATCGGGCTTCGCAAACGATATGGAGGATGTGCAGGAGATCATCTTCGTGCTGAAGAACTACGGCGGCGAGGACAAAACCGAGTTTGTGCAGGATCTTCGGCAGTCCAAGGTGATCAAGGTGGAGGCTGACGGCGGCGTGGACACGATCCGCGCAGAGATCCCCCATGAAGCGCGCGGTGAGTTTCTGGACCGTGTACGCCGGCAGATTTTTGTATCCGGCATGGGTGTTGACCCTGATCCGGAACGGTTCGGGGACAGTTCGGGTGTGGCGCTCAAATACCTGTACAGCCTGCTGGAGCTCAAAGCGGGTATGATGGAGACACAGTTTCGTACCGGCTTTGCCGAGCTGGTGCGCGCGATCTGCCGTGTAGAGGGTATGGCCGAGCCGGCAAAGATTATCCAGACCTGGACACGCAATATGGTGCAGAATGATCTGGAGACGGCACAGATCGCGGCGCAGTCGGTCGGTGTGATTTCGGATCAGACGATTGTCAAGAATCACCCGTGGGTCGATGATGCCGAGGCAGAGCTGAAGCAGATGAAGAAGGAAAAGGAAGAGGCGGCGAAGGAACAGCCTCAATTCCAGTTCCCCACGCAGGCCATAAACGGCCAGCAGGACGGTGACCCTGTAAATGGCGACGGCAGCGAGTAAAATGAACAGCGCCTACTGGCGCAAGCGGACAGTCCGGCAGGCTGAGCAGCAGATGCAGGCGGATGAGAAGCTGAATCAGGATATTGCGCGTGAGTACGAGCGGATTCTGCATGAACTGGATCAGGAGCTGAGCTCTTTCTACGCACGGTACGCACAGAACGAGAGTATCAGCATGGTCGAAGCCCGCAGGCTGCTAAAAGATGCTGAGCTCGAGGACTTCCGCATGTCGCTCGATGAGTTCCGCGCCAAAGCGATTGCGGGCGGCTATGACAAGGAACTGAACGAGATATATCTGCGCACGCGCGTCTCCCGCCTGCAGGCGCTGCAAACGCAGATCAGGCTGCGTATCCAGGAACTGTTCCAGGAGCAGCAGGAGCAGTTGCATGATCACCTGGCAGGCATCTATACGGATGCCTACTATCAGACGGTGTACACTGTCAGCCAGCAGACGCCGGTGCTCGCATCGTTCGCGCGGGTCGATACCGATACAGTCGAAAAGCTGCTTTCCAAGCCATGGCTGGACAGCGACTTTTCCAGCCGCATCTGGGCAGATCGGGACAAGCTGCTGCGTGAACTGGAAACCGCGCTGTCCCGCTCGTTCGTACGGGGCGAGCCGCTGCAGCGGGTTTCCAAGCAGTTTGCTGAGCGGATGGGTGTGTCCCAGAGCCGTGCGGCAACGATGATCCACACGGAGAGCGCCCACGCAGCCGCAGAAGCGACCGCGCGGGGATATCAGGAAACCGGCGTCAGCGAATACACGTTCGATGCGTCGCTTGATCTCAAAACCTGCCCGATCTGCGGGGCGATGGACGGTATGACATTCAAAGTCTCGGAACGCGAGACCGGCGTCAACTACCCGCCGGTGCATCCGCGGTGCCGCTGCACGACGGTCCCCGAAACAGAGTTTAAGATCTCAGGCGAGCGGGCTGCTCGCAATCCCGTGACCGGAAAGACCGAGTATGTCGAGCAGGACATGACTTATGCCCAGTGGCATAAAAAGTATGTCGAGGATGACCCAGCGGGCGCTGCGGCTGAAAAGGCATACCGCAACAGGCATGCGGATCAGAAGCAGCACGAACGGTATTTGGAGCGCCTTGGCAGTAAAAACGTGCCGAAATCATTTGCCTCGTTCCAGAAAATGAAGTATAATGAGCCTGAGAAATGGAACGCCTTGCAGCAAGCCTACAAGGATCAGCCGATCCGCGACAGGCTTCGATCCGGCGAACAGCCGTTGACGGTCGTGCCGGATAAGCAGGGCAAGCATATCCGAGGGCATAAGAACTATATGGAAGGCCGCAGCTATCTGACGATTACGCAGGAGGACGCACAAAAGCTGGTCGATCAGTATGCGGGTACCGGCGAACTTTTGCGGGACAGTAAGGGAAAGTGGACGAACAAGGAATTTATTACGGTTAAAAAGCAGATTGGCGTCTGGTGTGACCAGATGACAAGAGAGGAAAAACTCACTCGCCGCTTTACTATTCATTATTCCAAAACAGGCGTGCACATTGTACCAGCTAAGGAGAGGTAGTAATGGATCTAATACAACACATGAGGAGGTTGTTCGCCGAGCGAAATCCCGATGAGATGGACATACGATTACGTGTCACTTATCAGGATGGAACCGTCCTGACAGGAAAGTATACGGCGCTGGTTGGTCCGTTGGACAACGAACCCGAAATTGCGGAGATCGATTTTTACAGGGATGATAACGGGGCGCTGACAGGCGCATATGAAGACGAGCTCGCAGATGTTGAAATCATGGAGTGAGGTAAGCGGAGAAAAGGGATGAAACTGCGCTATATCGGTCCGTCATTCGGTATTGATGGGCTGACGGATGGTAAAATATACGAGGCTGTCGAGGAAGACGGAATGTATCGAGTTGTTGACGACAGCGGGGAAGATTATCTCTATTCCATGACAGATCCTGCACCGCTGGATGGGAGCAGCCCGGGCGGGCGATGGGAAGTCATAGAGAGTTGACGAAAAAGGTCGAGCTGCGTTATACTGCATACAGGGAAATAGCGCTTTGTGGTAGAGATTGTGCTGCTACGCACCCTCGGGGTCAAAAGAGATGCGGGAAAGGGTACACCCGCCAAAGCGCTGTTTCTAAAAGTGGGCTTTGAGGTGGTAGATTTCGTAGCGACCACACGCCGATGGCACGACAGGGGAAACCCGAGAGATGCAGGAGAATGCTACGCCTGCCAAAGTCCCGAAACCTCAACGAGGGCGCTTCGGAAACGGGGCGCCTTTGTCGTAACACAACCGAATGAACGAAACCACCAAGCCGAAAGGCAAGGTGGTTTTTTCATGCAAAAAATTAAGAAAGGACGCAACAATATGGACTTTTTGAAAACACTGTTTGAAGCCGGCGCGCTGACATGGGAGCAGTTTTCCGAGGCGGCGAAGAAGGCGGGCTTCGAGGTAGTCAACGCAGCGGGGGGCGCGTATGTCCCCAAGACGGACCTGGACACCAAGCAGCGCGAGCTGGACACGGCAAACACCACGATCAGGGATCTGCGCGAGACCGCGAAGGCGTGGGATGGTAAGGACCCCAAGAAGCTGGAGGACGACCTCAAGACCCTTCAGACCAAGTACGACACCGATACTGCGAATATCAAGCGGGACGCCGCGATCGACCTTGCGCTGGTAAAGGCGCATGCCCGCGACCCGCAGTTGACCAGAGCCGCGCTCAATATGGATGAGATCAAGCTGGACAAGGATGGCAAGGTCGCTGGCCTTGATGCGCAGGTCGAGGGGCTGAAGAAGGATAAGGCATGGCTGTTCGATGACGAAGCAGGCAATGCCGGTAACAATGGTAAGGGCGCAGCCGGCGGCAATCCTGCTGCGGGCGGCTCTGCATACACTCCCGCCGCAGGCGGAAAACCCAACACCGTGACCGACTTGGGCAGTGCGATCGCGGAACACTACAATGCGTAAAAAGAAAGGAAGATGACAAATGCCCGTAACGCTTGCACAAGCAAAGGTCGGTATGGCCGACCACATTGACCAGACGGTTATCGACGAGTTCCGCCGCGGTTCGCTGCTGCTTGATCGTCTGACCTTCGACAACTCGGTATCGCCCGGTACCGGTGGTTCAACCCTGACCTATGGCTACACCCGTCTGAAGACGCCCGCCGGCGCGGCATTCCGTGAACTCAATGCGGAGTACACCGAGACCGTAGCCGACCGCGAGACCAAGAGCGTCGACCTGAAGATCTTCGGCGGCATGTTCAAGGTGGATCGCGTGATTGCAAACACCACCAACGGCCAGATCAACGAGGTACAGTTCCAACTGCAGGAGCATATCAAGGCAACCACCAACCTGTTCCACTATACCGCGATCAACGGTGATGCGGATACAACCGGCTTTGACGGTCTGGATACCATGCTGGTCGGCAGCTCGACCGAACTGAACACCAGCGCGCAGACCGCGATCGACCTGTCTACCTCGTCCGCGATCGACACCAACTACAAGACCGTGCTGGATATGATCGATGCGCTGCTCAGTGAGCTGGACGGCCAGCCGACTATGTTTATCGGCAACGGCGCGCTGCTGACCAAGATCCGTTCCTGCGCCCGCCGCGCCGGATACCTGACCCACTCGGAGGACGCGTTCGGCCGTCCGGTCACCGGATACAACGGTATCCCGTTCATGGACATGCAGTATTTCTACGACACCACCCAGTCGAAGGAAGTCCCAGTCGTGCCTATTGTATCGCGCAAGTATGGCGAGAGCCCGTCCGAAACCACGGTTGACGGCCTGACCGATCTGTACGTGGTGCGTCTGGGTCTGGACGGTTTCCATGCGGTATCTCCCGCAGGCGGCAAGATCATCAACACGACCCTGCCGGACTTTTCCACCGCAGGCGCGGTCAAGGCAGGCGATGTGGAAATGGTCGCAGCGACCGTCCTGAAGAAGACACGCGCGGCCGGTGTGCTGCGCAACTTCAAGGTCAAGTAAGGAGGACTTTGACATGTACAGAATCAAAGCGCCGAGCGAAAGCTATGAACGCAAGATCGGCGGGATCCGTTTTATAAAAGGCGTTGCCGAGACGGATGATGCCTGGCTTGCGTCCTGGTTCTCTGGACGGCCGGGCTTTACGGTCGAACTGGTACCAGTAGAAGATCCGGCAGAAGGCACGGAGGAAAAACCTGTCGCGCAGGCCAAGAAGCCGGCCGGAAAGCGAGGGAAGCAGGATGACAAAGGAAAAGCTGATGACGCGGGTGAAAAGCCTGCTGTCGACGGTGCCGGAGCAGACGCTTAACTTTGCCTGCGATCTTGTGATCGAGGAGATCTGTAACTACTGCAACCTCCTGGAAGTGCCGGACCAGCTGCTGAACACAGCGACCCTGATGGTGCGGGGGCTATACAACAGTACACAGCTGGGTACAGAGCAGATGCAACCGGCGGTCAAGGGAGTGTCGCGCGGCGATACGTCCTATTCTTTCGCGTCGGTTGCCGAGCAGATGGCCCAGCTGATCTCCTCGGGCGATTTCCTGACGGACTACCGCGTGCAGCTGAACGCTTTCCGGAAGATGCGGAGGTGATGGCGCATGCTGGGTAATCCCGATCTGGAACGCAAATGGCTTGAGCTGACTTATGACGGCGTAATGACCGTCACGGGCAGCAAAAAGCAAAATGTAGACGGAGAGACGGTCTCCGCACCGAATGTGGTGCTGTATGAGAATCAGCCCTGCGCACTGTCTTTCTCCGGCACACCGGATGGCAACCAGGGCGAGGACGCAGGTGAGATCAGCTACCGGGGCACGATTTTCTGCGCGCCGGAGCTGGACATCCCCGCAGGCTGCCGGATCATGGTCATGCAGTACGGTAAGAGCTATGCGCTGGTATACAGCGGGGAGGGCATCACCTACCCGACGCATCAGCAGCTGTCGGTCAGTCGGAAGGGGCGGGCGTAATGGCGAGTTGGGGAAACTGCGATTTCTCAGAGTTCAGGGCGATGGCAGACCGCTTCCGCGCTGCCGCCGACACCCGCGCCAGCGAACAGTTTACCCGCGAGGTACTGCAGGAGCTGGGCAATATGCTGCTGCGCAGTACTAAGCGGCGCACCCCAGTCGATACCGGACACCTGCAGCGGAACTGGTTCATCAGCAGCGTGCGGCAACGTGGCGACATGTTTGAGATCGAGATCTACAACAACACCGAGTATGCTCCGTGGGTCGAGAACGGTCACCGTATTGTAAGAAACGGTGAGACCGTTGGTTGGCGCGAGGGTATCTTCATGCTGCGGCTTTCTGTACTGGAGATCGAACGGCTTGCGCCGGAGGTGATCGGCAAGCGGTCGGACAAATTCCTGAAGCAGCTGATGGAGGGCAGCAAATGATCAACGTGATAATGGAGATCAAAACGGCGCTGCGTACGCAGTATCCGGAAGACCAGTACGACGTGTACACGGAATCCATCGAGCAGGGCTTTACGGAACCCTGCTTTGCGATTCATCAGCTGCGCGCAGATGTCACTCCATATCCGAGCCGCCGGACCGAGATCGTGCAGTACTTCGACGTACGCTTCTTCCCCACGGAAACGCGGCCGCGCGGGCAGTGCAGGACGGTGGCGGCAACGCTTACGTTCCTGCTTCGGAAACTCACCGGACTGCGCGGTACGGGGCTCAGTTGGGAGATCACAGACGATGTGCTGCACTTCTTCGTCAGCTATCGGCAGTTTGTACGGGAGGTTCCCGAGGAAATCCTGATGGAAACCCTGCAGCAGAACACAAGAACGGAGGACTGATATGGCAGTCAGAAAAAAGCAAACCGAAGCAAAAACGCCGGAAGCGCCTGCCTTTACCAAGGATCAGCTTCTGACGTTTGACAAATACCGTGGACGGCGCGACCTGCTGGGGACGCTGCTCGAGGACGGCCGGGGCTATACCTATGCCGTGGTGGACGCGCTGGTCGATAATTTTATGAAAGGAAAGGTGAAATAAGCTATGGCACTTGGCGGTGGTACGTTTACCATACAGAACAAGATTCTGCCCGGCGCGTATATCAACTTCGTTTCGGCGGCGCGCGCGTCAGCGACGTTGTCTGATCGCGGCGTTGCCGCCTTCCCGCTCCAACTGAGCTGGGGGCCGGAAAATGAGGTGGTCACGGTCGGGAGCCGCGATTTCCAGAAGGACAGCCTGAAGCTGTTCGGCTATGCGTATACGGCCGATGAATTGCGGCCGCTGCGGGAGCTTTTCGCAAACGCACAGACACTGCATGTGTTCAATTTGAACACTGGTGGAAAAAAGGCAAGCTGTAAATACGCGGATGCAAAATATCCCGGCAAAGTGGGCAATAACCTCCGGATCGTGATCGGACAGGGGGAGGGCTACGAGGCGGAAGAGAACGAAGTGTTCGACGTATCCGTCTACCTCGGTTCTGTGCTGGTGGACATCCAGCGGGGCGTCAAGGCGGTTTCCGAACTGCGGCCGAACGACTACGTGGTGTGGAAGGGCGAGGAAGCGTTTGATGTGTCGGTAGGCATCACGTTTACCGCAGGCGCTGACGGAACGGCGCAGGACGCGGCCTATCAGGCATTTCTAGACAAAATCGAGCCATACAGCTTTAATGTCATGGGCTGCGATACGACCGACGATACGGTGAAGGGGCTGTTTGCGAATTTTGTCAAGCGCCTGCGCGATGAGCAGGGCGTCAAGTTCCAGCTCGTCCTTTTCCGCTATTCCAAGGCAGACTATGAGGGCGTGATCAGTGTCAAGAACGGCCTCGCGGGCGCGGATGCCGACCCGTCTATGGTCTACTGGGCCACGGGCGCAGAGGCGGCCTGCGCGGTCAATAAGAGCCTGACCAACGTGACCTATACCGGCGAGTACACACCGGACGTGAATCTCACCCAGACCCAGCTTGAGAATGCGATCGCGGCCGGTGAGTTCGTGTTCCATCGTGTAGGCAGTGAGGTGCGTGTCCTGACCGACATCAACACGTTTGTATCTGTTACTGATGAAAAGTCTGCGGACTTCTCAAGCAATCAGGTGATCCGTGTGCTCGACCAGATCGCAAACGACATCGCGATACTGTTCAATACCAAGTATCTGGGCAAGGTGCAGAACGATGCGGCTGGCCGCGTCAGTCTGTGGAGCGATATTGTGCAGCACCACAACCAAATGCAAACCATCCGCGCGATCCAGAATTTTGACAGCGAGCAGGTGACTGTGCAGGCGGGTGATCTGCGCAAGGCGGTTTCGGTTACGGATTATGTACAGCCGGTCGCTGCCATGGAGCAACTGTATATGGTCGTAACTGTACAGTAAGGAGGCGCAAGAGCGAATGAACCCCACAATGAATGCAAATGATGCGGTTTACGGGTCGCTGGCCGAGTGCTATGTAACGATTGACGGCAACCGCTATAACATGATGCAGCTGTACGACTTTGAATCGTCCGCTGCAATCAATCTGATCGACGTACCCATTCTTGGCCGAACCGGTAAAGGCAAGAAGCCCGCGGGCTGGTCGGGGACATGGAAAGGGACAGCACATTATAACCAGTCGGTGTTCCGCAAGTGGTTTCTGCACTACAAGAAAACCGGCGAGCTGACGCCGTTTGAGATTCAGGTGTCCAACGAAGATCCGTCCTCGGCGGCGGGCCGTCAGACGATCACACACACCGGCTGCCTGATCGACAGCATTATCCTGGCAAAGTTTAATGCGGGCGACGACCTGCTGGACGAGGAGATCAGCGGCACCTTTGACGACTGGGATATGCCGGAAACATTCGACATGCTGGACGGTATGGAGTAAAGGAGGAAATGTATAATGGGCGGATTATCCGCATTCATGGCGCAAAACGTCAAGAAACCCGAGAATATCAAGCTGGTCGTATCCGACCGCTTTGTGGATGAGAACGGCAAACCGATCGAGTGGGAGGTGCGCTGCATCTCCAGTGAGGAGAATGAGGTCCTCCAGCGCGACTGCATCCGGCAGATCCCGATCCCCGGTAAGCGCAACCAGTACCGGCAGGCGGCGGACACTGTTCTCTATGGCCGGAAACTGGCTGCTGCCTGCACGGTTTTCCCCAATCTCAATGACGCGGAGCTGCAGGACAGCTATCACGTCAAGTGCGCAGAGGATCTGATTGTCAAGCTGCTGAGCGTGCCCGGCGAGCTGGCTGCGTACATCGACTACCTGGAGGGGATGTGCTCGCCGAATCAGTCGCTCGGAGATCTGGTGGACGAGGCAAAAAACTGATAAAGGACGGTGATACTGAGGCTTCTGTGGCGCATTTCTGCCTGCAGAAGCTTCATATTTTGCCGTCCGAATTTCTGGGGCTGCCAGTAAAAGACCGTGCCTTTATTATCGCATCCATCCAGGCAAGGATTGACAGCGAGAAGAAAGCAGCAAGGGAAGCAAAGGCGAAAGCCAAAGCCCCGCGCGGGCGGCACCGGAGGCGATGAAAGGCGGTGACGTGATATAGCCGTATCACAGACTTTACAGCTCAGGGACGGTATGAGCGCCACCCTGCAGCGGATCGCATCCCGCATGGATGCGGTCAACCAGCGCTTCGAGCGCATGCAGAACCTTGGAGGGCATCCCATTCCGACAGGCACTTACGATCACCTGCAGTCTGAACTCGCTGGCGTTAGGTCCGAAGTACAGAAAATGGCAGACGATTTCGACCAGCTTTCGCAGAGCATGCAAGGCGCACAGATTCCGGCAAATACCCTTATGGGTACGCTCAAGCGGATCGGTGCAGCTTTCATCGGCTCTCAGATCGTGAAAGGCGTGGTCGGCATGTCGGATGAGCTGACGCAGACCACCGCCCGCCTGAACCTGATGAACGACGGCCTTCAGTCCACCGCTGAGTTGCAGGACATGATCTACCAGTCAGCCTTGCGGTCACGCGGTGCGTACACGGATACGGCCGCGGCGGTTTCCAAGATGGGTCTGCTCGCCGGCGACGCGTTTAACAGCAATGAGGAAACGGTTGCCTTCGTCGAGCAGCTGAACAAGCAGTTCAAGATTGCCGGGACGTCTACCGAAGGGCAAGCTGCCGCCATGCTACAGCTGACGCAGGCCATGGGCGCAGGCGTTTTACGCGGCGAAGAACTCAACTCGGTATTCGAGCAGGCACCGACGATTATTCAGGCGATCACGGATTACCTCGGCATCACAACGGGCGAGCTGCGTGACATGGCGGCAGATGGGCAAATCACTGCAGAAATTGTCAAAAACGCCATGTTCGCGGCCGCTGATGAAACGAACGCTAGGTTTGAGAGTATCCCCATGACGTGGGCGGATGTGTGGACGCAGGCAACCAATATAGCCACCATGGCATTACAGCCGCTGCTGGAGGGGATAAACTGGCTGGCGAACAATCTTGCGGTTATCGCACCGCTGGTGATCGGTATCGGCGGTGCGGTCGGTATCCTGGTGCTGCTGGCCAACTGGGCGAATATCTGTGCCGCCGCGACCAGGCTATGGGCAGCCGCGCAGTTAACGCTGGATGCGGCAATGGCAGCGAGCCCGATCGGTGTAATCATAGCCCTTGGCGCCCTGCTGATAGGTGTGATCTTTTCGATCGTTGCAGCTATGAACAAGGCGCAGGGGACAACAGTACGCGCTCTTGGGGTTATTACTGGCGCGTTTGCTGTAGCTGGCGCGTTTATTTATAACACGTTTTATCTGCCAGTTTGGAATCTGTTCGCAGACCTCTGCAATTTTATCGGGAACGTATTTAACGATCCAGTCGCTGCGATCGAGATTCTCTTCCTGCAGCTTAACCAGCGCGTGGTCGGTTTCGTGCGGGATATGGTGGAAAAGATCGAGAGCCTGATCAATCTGATTCCGGGCGTTGAGGTCAATATTACCGGAGGGTTGGACAGCTTTTATGACAGCTACAGCCAGCGCATCCAACAGATCAAGGATGAATCCGGCTGGCAGGAATTTGTCCAGCGGAAAGAAGCGATCGACTACAGCGTTGCCTATAACGCGGGATATGACTGGGGCGCAAGCCTACAGGACAGCATCGCGAGCTCGATGGGGTTGGACGCTCTCTCCGATACCACCGACCCGACGGTTGGCCTGCTTTCGAGCATCGCGGATAACACCGACCAGATCGCGGACGATGTGGAGATGTCCACCGAAGACCTCGAGCTGCTGCGCGACATTGCGGAGCGGCAGGAGATCAACAAATATACGACCGCTGAGATCCGTGTTGAGATGGTGAACAACAACACGATTTCCTCTGAAATGGACATTGACGGCGTGGTCAACCTGCTGGAGGTCAGGGTGCAGGAAGCGATGGCGGCCAGCGCGGAAGGAGTGCATATCTGATGTATCAATTTTATATGGACGATATACTGCTGCCGGTCACGCCGGGCGCGATGACGCTGAAGGTCGCCAACCAGAACAAGACCGTCACGCTGATCAACGAGGGCGAGATCAATATCCTCAAGCTGCCTGGCCTGAGCAAGATCAGCTTTAATGCGCTGCTGCCGAATAAAGAGTACCCCTTTGCACAGTACGAGGGCGGTTTCCAAAATGCGCATTACTACATGGACAAGCTGGAACTGCTGAAGACGAAATGCCTGCCGTTCCAGTTTCAGATGATCCGGACAGATGACCGCGGAGAAATGCTGATGGATTCGCTGGACATACAGGTTTCGCTCGAAAGCTATGAGCTGGAGGAGAGCGCAGAGGAATACGGGGTCGACGTTATGGCGAAGATAGCGCTTCTGCAGTATAAGTCCTACGGCACAAAAACGATCGAGTTTAAGAAGACCGGAACCACGACCGAAGCAAGGGTTACCGAAAAGCGCGATACTTCTACCGCGCCGAAGACAACCAGTTATACGGTCGCATCCGGTGATAACCTGTGGGATATTGCCCGGGTCAAGCTTGGAGACGGCTCGCGTATGAACGAGATCTACGAGCTGAACAAGGATACCATCGAAGCCGCAGCCAAAAAGTACGGCCGGTCCAGCAGCTCAAACGGCTGGTGGATCTACCCCGGTACCGTGCTGCAGCTGCCGTCGTAAGGGGGCGTGGCTATGGGTAAATATGTATGGCCCTGCCCAGGGTACAGCCGCATTTCCAGCGGTTACGGCAACCGTGTACACCCAATTAGCGGGAAAGTTCAATTCCACGACGGCATTGACCTGGCTGCCGCATCCGGCACACCGATCCTCGCATTTGGCCCCGGTACAGTCACCATGTCTGGGTGGAACGGCGGATACGGCAACTACATCAGCATTGACCACGGTGGCGGCCTGATGAGCTTCTACGGCCACTGCTCAGCGCTGTATGTATCCAAGGGTGCAACGGTAAAGGCAGGGCAGAAAATTGCGGCTGTCGGCACAACGGGCAGCTCGACCGGCAACCATCTGCACTTCGGTATGCACAGGAACGGCTCGCCGGTTAACCCACAGAGTTATGTCAAAGACAGCGACACGACCGCGAACTATACAGGCTCCGGCGGGGGCAGCGCGACCAACACGGTCAAGGCCATGTTCACCGCTTACTATCCGGCTGATAATGCAATGGAGGGCGGGTTCCTGGATGCAATGGGCAGTCCGCTCGATACATCCAAGCGCACCTGTGCAGCGCCGCCCTCCGTGCCGTTCGGTACCAAGGTGACCGTACAGGGGACGGGAACCAGCTTGGACGGCGTGACATATACGGTCAACGACCGTGGGAGCGCGATCCAGATTGAAAACGGTGTATATCATTTCGATCTGCTGATGCGCACGAACGAGGAGTGCAACAACTGGGGCGTCAAGTACGGCACAGCCATCATCGGCGGAGACGGGGCTTCCTCTGGATCAGCTGAGGAGAGTGAACCGCAGTCCAAGCCGATCACTAAGGTGGTCGTCAAGTCGACCACAGGTGCTGCCGGCACGCGCAAGGAGGACCTGCGGCAACTGCCGAGCTACCAGCAGGCGGGCATCGAGATCACCATCCAGAACAACAATAACCAGATGCAGAACCCCATTGTCGAGGGGGATGTCGTCTGGGAGACTACGCGCCGGGGATCACCGTCCTCGCTCAAATTCACAGTCGTCAAAGACGAGATGCTGAACTTCCATGAGGGGAATCCGGTGTCCTTCCGGTTTAATGGATCGGACGTGTTCTATGGGTATGTGTTCAGTAAGAGCCGCAGCGACAGCCTGCTGATCGACGTCACCTGCTATGACCAGCTGCGGTACCTGAAGAATAAGGATACGATATCCTACGAGAACAAGACCTACACAGAGCTGCTCAAGATGCTGGCAGCCGACTATGGTCTGACCGTCGGTACGGTAGCAGACACCAAGTACAAGATCCCGCAGCGTATCGAGGAAGGGACGTTGTTCGATACGCTCGGCAACGCCTCCGACCTGACGCTGATCAACACAGGAAAGGTGTTCAACCTGTACGACGATTTCGGCAAGCTGACGCTCAAGCCCTACGAGGAGCTGCTGCTGCCGATCTATATCGATGAGGATACCGCACAGGATTATACCTACACTTCGTCCATCGACAGCGACGTATACAACCGCATCAAGCTCGCCTATGACAACGGTGAGACCGGCGAACGCGAAGTGCATGTAATGAACGATACCGCCAGTCAGGGGCGCTGGGGCGTGCTGCAGTACTACGCCAAGCTGGACAGCGCGCTGTCCACTGCCGATCTTCAGACCAAGGCACAGGCGCTTCTCAAATATTTCAATGTTATCCGGCGCGAGCTGACTATGAAGAAGGTGTTCGGTGACATCCGCGCGCGAGCTGGTGCGTCTGTTGCCGTCGGTATGGGGCTGGGTGATATCAATATTTCAAACTACATGTGCATCGAAAAGGCCAAGCACACTTTTTCGCATGGCCTGTATACGATGGACCTGTATCTGTCTGGAATAAGGGGTGAGTTCAGTGCCTGATTTGGTGGAAATGATCAAGCAGATCGCGGCAGACGTCTATGACGCGAAAGCACCGATGGAGATCTGCTATGGGACGGTGCAGTCCCTTAGCCCGTTCAAAATCCGGCTGGATCAGAAGAAGACGTTCGGGAAAGAGTATTTCATCGTCCGCTATGGAACAACGACACAATCCTTTGAGGTGGGGGACGAGCTGATCCTGATCCGGATGCAGGGCGGGCAACAGTGGTTAATCCTTGACAGAAAGGGGGCGCTCTGATGCTTCCGACCGATTACAACGACGGCCTTGTGCAGGACTTCACGATCAAGACCCAGCCGACGCTGACCTATCGCCTGCGGTTTGACGGCCGCCCAGCGGGCGGGATGCTGAACGGCACAGAGGCCATGAAGCAGGCTGTTTTCCTTGCTCTGCAGACCGAGCGGTTCTGTTATGCAATCTACTCGTGGAACTATGGCGTCGAGCTGGAGCGGTTGTTCGGCGAGGGCATTACGCCGTATCTGCAGGCGCGTATCCGGAGCGCTATCGAGGACGCGCTTCTCGCGGATGACCGGATTACGCAGGTGGACGGTTTTTCTTTTGAGCGTACCGGCCGTGAGCGGCTGACGGTGACGTTTACTGTGCATACCACGCAGGGCGACATACAGTCCGACTATGAATTTACGGGAGGTGCGGCATGATCGGAAAATACTCGGATCAGATGACATTCGAATACATACTCGGCCGGATGCTCGACCGTGTACCTGATACAGTGGACAAACGCGAGGGAAGTGTCATTTATGATGCGCTGGCGCCGGCCGCGGCCGAACTGGCCAAGACATATATGGAGCTGGACGTGGTCATGGACGAGACGTTCGTAGATACTGCCAGCTTGCAGTACCTGATCCTGCGCTGTAAAGAGCGCGGTATTGAAGCCCAGGGAGAAACAGCGGCCATCATTCAAGGCACATTCACTCCCGCTATGTTGGAGCTGACCGCAGGTACGCGGTTCAACTGCGACGACATCAATTACGCCATTACTGAAAAGATATCCGACGGCGTATATCGCCTGCAGGCAGAAACACTGGGTACTGCCGGAAACAAGTACAGCGGGACACTACTGCCGGTCGAGACGGTAAATGGTCTGCAAACCGCCGAGATCACCGGTGTGCTGATCCCGGGCGAGGATGGCGACACGACCGAGACGCTGCGTGAAAAGTATTATGCTTCGATCGATGGGGAGTCGTTCGGCGGCAACGTGGCTGATTACAAGGAAAAAGTAAACGCTATCCCAGGTGTGGGCGGTGTCAAAGTGTATCCTGTTTGGAATGGGGGCGGGACGGTAAAGCTCGTCATCATCGCCTCTGATTGCACGGTACCTTCAGAGGAATTAGTCCAGCGGGTACAGACCTTCATTGATCCGGAAGCCAATCATGGAGAAGGGCTTGGCATTGCCCCTATCGGTCACACGGTCACGGTCACAGGCGTAACAGCGCAGACTGTTAATATTCAGAGTAATATCACGTTCATCAGCGGTTGGAGCTGGGAGGCCGCGCAGAGTCAGATCGAGGATGCAATCAAGACTTATTTTGCTGAGCTTGCGGAGGAGTGGGAGGACGCGGTCGCAACGATCGTGCGCATCTCCCAGATTGAAACACGGCTGCTGGATCTGCCTTGCGTACTGGACATCACGGATACAACGCTTAACGGGCAGGCGAAGAACCTGCAGGTGGATGCGGACAGCATCCCAATGATTGGAACGGTCGGGGAGGTGGGTACATGAGAAAAAAGCTGCAAGACTACTTGGCGCCTATCCTGTTGAGAACCTGCGAGTTCCCGTTGCTGTGCCAAGGTGAACAGCCGGAGTTTGACGCGTTGGCCGCCGGCGTGACCGAGGTGCTGAATTCACAGTTTGTCATGACCGCGCCGCTGCGTGGTATTGAGCGGTATGAGAAGATTTTCGAATTGACAGCACAGAATACGGCTACGCTCGATGAGCGCCGGTTCACTGTACTTTCTGAAATGAATGCACAATTGCCTTATACGGTGCGGTCGCTACGCAGAATGCTCACCGCTTTGTGTGGGGAAGATGGGTATTCGTTAGAAATAGACAATGATTCATATGAATTACTGGTGAGAGTGCCTGTTCAGGAGCGGAATAAGCTGCAAGCTGTGCGCGATATGTTGTGTGCTGTTGTTCCGGCCAATATGGTTTGCCTGGTGGTGGCACATTTGATGCGTGAGGCGCAGGCGGTGACGCGTCTCGCGGCGGCGGGTACGAAGGCGAAACATTACGGAGAACACGAGGTGATGCTATGAGTTGGACAAATGCGGCGGTCACGGCCGCGGGACACGCCCTGCAGGCGGCGCTCGTCGGCACGGGCAAGGGGCTGGTATTTACGCGCGCGGCAAGCGGCGCGGGGCTGGCCGCCGGAACGCTGGAGGAGCAGACCGCAGTCACGGACGAACGGCAGGCGCTCTCCCTGCAGCCCGCGCAGGTGCTGGAGGGCGCAAAGGTACGGGTACGGGCGGTACTGGTCAACACCGGCCTTTCGGCGGGCTACACCATGCGCCAGCTTGGCTTTTACGCGCGCGCCGAGGACAGCGGGGACGAGGTGCTGTATGCGCTGGTGCAGGACGAGGCGGGCGACCCCATCCCAGCCGCAGCGGAAAGCCCGGGCTTTTCGGTGGACTGGACGTATGTTTTCAGCTTTGGGGGCGCGGCCGAGGTGACGGTGGAGCTGGACCCTGCGGGCGTGATCGGCTGGGGCGCGGTCGGCCAGCCGGACGGCGTGGCGGGGCTTGGGCCGGACGGAAAGGTGCCGGAGGAGCAGATGCCGGAGATGGATTATGTCCCCGCGGGAAGCGCTGCGCCGATCGAAGGGCTTCCAACGAATGACGTTCGCACCGGCACCGTGCGGGATGGCCAGAGCATCGCGGCGGGGGATGTGGTGAATGTTCAGGACGGGGAAATCTACCGTGATGTTGTGGCACAGAAAAACGTGGAAACAGTACTTTTATCTGTGGGAACATCTAGTTGTGCATGTGATACTTTCCCAGACGGCGTAATACTCGCGTCGCTTACTAGATCTTCTGATAACGGACCTACAACTTGGCTCTTAGATAGTGACGGGCGAATTATTACGAGTATTGCTGGAGAATCAAATGATAGAAAAACCCGTCAGGTGTTTTGTCTGTCGAATACGCTATGTGGAATACTAAATCGGCTTAGCGACAATAGGGTTACTGTTCAATATCTTACCCGAAATGGTAACAGCCTTTCTGTAAAAAACACATTCCTTGTTATAGCCGACACAGCTAATACGGATGCCGTTGCGGTTTCGTTATCTCCACTGACGCATTTGTTAATTTCCGGATCAGCCACGTCGTTGAGTGTAATGATACGCGATACGGACAAGAACCAGAGCATATCTGCCGGAACATTAAACGTTAATGTTTATAGCTCCTCCCTCTCCGCAACCCGCATCCCAGACGACGACAATGGAAACAAGCGCGCATGCATCTTCTTTTCCGATGCCGGAGATGGTATCAAGGGCAAGGCTGTTATTGTGACGATTGACAGCTCCAATGCGGTGACGTTTGGCGAGGTTGCGACGATTATAAATTCAACAGCGCATCATGTTCAGTGCACATACTCTAACGGGGTAATCTATGCTTTGTCTCAAACCACCCTATATGTATTTAATGAAGCCCTATCTGTTCTGGGTAATGCCGGCCTTTATGGTAGCGGCACAAGCGGTGCTGATACAGCATTGATTGGATTGCCGACCGGTGTTGTTGCAGTAAACGGTTCAACAAATTATAATGCTGTTTTTGCAACATGGAACGGAACATCAATCGAGCACGGAAGTCCATATAAGTTTAATATTGGAAACCCATCAAACTATGTCTCTGGAACACGAATTTCAGACAATGAAATTCTACTCGCTTATGCCGATACAGGCAACTCCAACTACGGCACCACCACCATCCTTGAAATCTCCGGCGACCAGATCGCAGGTTCGTTCCTGGACAATTCCAAAGACGCAATCGCTCTTGAATCCGGAAAGGGCGGAGATACCATCAAACTCGGTTTTGGTGGGTACTGCGCATGTGAGGGCGTAACCGCAGGTCAGACGATCGATTCAGAGGGCGTGACGGCGTATAGCCCGCTGGATGGGTGGCTGGAAATCAAGGATCAGTGGGCGAAAGGATATGTAACAGGAGAGTATACGGGTAACGGTACTTATGGCGCTGGTAACCCTACGGTGATTGACGTAGGATTTAGACCACAATGTTTAATTATCGAAGTTGTATCTGCAGGTAGTGCTACCGGAGTTGTTTTTATCGCGCTTAACGGCGTAAATGTTTCGTATTCATTACCAACTTCCGCTGCGGTAACTATATCGTTCGATAAAACGCAAGTTTCGTTTTATTCCGTTTCTGCATCAGGACAGATGAATCTCAGTGGTGCTGTTTACCGCTATATCGCATGGAGGTGACCATATGCTCATTATCAACACGGAAACCAGACAGATGCGCACCCTCCACCACGGACAAGCACCGGACGGATGGATTCCGGTCCCTGTCAGCCTTGAACCCTGTGCGCGTGCCTACTGCCCGTACTGCGAACTGGCGATTGAGGACGGCGCGCTGGTGGATATTACGCCGACCGCACGGCCTCCTGAACCGGAGCCGGAACCGACGCAGGAAGAACAGCTCCGCGCGGACGTGGACTTTATCGCGGCTATGACGGGGGTGGAGCTATGACAGTATTTGAAATGGCGCGGCATTATTACCCCAAGCTGTGGGACATTGGCCGGATAGACCA